GGAGAGGGTCATGTCCACCGATTGCACCGTGACCTTGTTCCCCGCAGCAAACAAACTCGCCTGTGCAGTTGCATTGTCTGCAACATAGAGTGCAGAGTTTTTCATTGAGATCGGAGTAAGGGCAGAGACTGCACCAGCCGAAAGGGTCGCTCGCATGACATCATCGGCATCAGTTGATGCTGGAGCTGCTGCAACAGAGACGATATTGCCAGCAATGCTGGACACCGTGGTGCTGCCCCTCGATGCTCCTCCACTGTTGTTGAAGACTTCAACAGGCTGATTCGGGAAAAAGATGTTTGTTGCATCTGAACCGGGAGCAAGATTGATGTCTGGCGCATTGATCGTGATGTCATTTGTGGAGACAGTTGCAACAGTCGCCTGGCCGCCATAATAGAGGCGGGTCCCCAAGACACTCAGGGTATAGGTCAGGCTACCCTCCTTTGATATGGTGACTGACAACTCGTTGAGGATACCCCCCGCAGCAGCAATCAAAAACTCTGAATCAATCAGGTGCCATGCAGAAAATGCGGCCACTTGATTTGAGAAGTAGTAACCGTAGAAAGAAGGATCAATGTTTGTTGACCCAAAGAATTTCTTGAGCAAATAACCTTCTGCTGGTTCCGAGACCCCATTGGGTTTTGCCAACACACTGAATGTGGTGGTTGCATACTCCAGGCGGTTGAGGGATTGATCCTGAGTGATGATGTCAGTCCCCGTTTCGGAAAACGTTGTGGTATTCGTTTCCTGGGACCATGCCGGAGCTTCCGTAAATGCAAAACTCTGCTCTGTCGCGCCATTGGAACCGGAGGGTGCGGCACTTAGAGTGCCCGTGGTTGATTCATCGACAAGAACCGAGGTAACTGCACGTTGCCTCAATACGTCTGTGCTGATTGCAGTAGGCATGATAGTTTCTAGGATTTAGAGGTTTGAGGATCGTTTGCCTCGGTTAAATACACACAATTCCAAGTCATGGAAGCACACCCAATCGGTCTGTCTCCTTCATTGGCAAAGCTGATGCTGGTTTCTGACAAATAAATGTTTCCGACCAACTCCTGGACAGTGGAGTTATCCATAATGGCGACCTCGACCTCGGCGCAAATGGTGTCCAACTCATCATCCAGTCCGGATGTCCTGCGGGAGTAGCCATCAATCTTGACCTCCAACATCCGCATCAACAGGCGAGCGGCCCCGCCGACCTCTGCTTCCTCGGAAGTTTCTGCATTTGTATAGATCGCCAAGCCTGGGAGATCGGCAGTTGCCAGGGGATACACCCTTGCCTGAAAAACCCGTGCTGCCGTGGTGGTCAAGCTGGTGCAAGCAGTTCCGATTGCTTCCCTGATCTGTTGCCGAACGTGGGACATCAGGTCAACTCCAACACAAGGTTGGTCATTCCCTGGCCGTCCTCCTGCACCCCAATCACGGTGTAGCCCACCGAGGAAACTGTCAGGGTATCCCCGGATGCTGCGGATGCAACATCCGAGGTTTCACACAGAAAGGTTGGCGTGTTGGAATCAACATCCACCTCCCCGGTGTCCAACGGAATCGAAGAAGATGGCTTGTCGAAAATCCCATTGACTGTGGACGCACTCCCCCCGTCCGGGGTGTACGTTCCCGCCAGTCCAAAATCCGAGGTGACCAGGAAATTGGCACGGTCATCGGAAGATTCGACAGCCATTTACTTCTTGCCTTTTTTCTTGGCAGCTGCCGGAGCTGCTCGGCCCAGCTGGATCATCTGCTGGCCAAACTTCTCTGGCACTTCCAGCTGGTCGCCAATCTTGACATCTCTTCCGTCAAAGACAAAACCCCGTATTGCATCAATCAACATACTTGCTCCCTGATTTGTAGATTGTGGGACTGCGCCAGAGACTAGCCCAGCCCCACTCTTAGTGGACAACATTACGGATTGGAAGTCCTGCTGAATGATCCAGCGTGTTCCACGTTGCAATCTGCATCAACAAAGACAACCAGACGAGTTCTTCCATCGTCAAATTGATTCTGTACCATCAAATCAATTCCACTCCAATAACCTATAATCAGAGAACTCCAGTCGCCAAAGATTGCATTGTTGGCCCCTGCTGCGCCCAAATCTGCAACCTGTGCAGAAATGAATGTCCGATAGCCATCAATCTCGCCATTTTCCATCACATAGCGGCCAGAGCCAGAATCGCGACTGCGGCTCTTGGCATCTCCTGCAAGAACAGGATGGATTGCATAAGCGAGGTTTCCAAAGAACGCATTGGCAGTCATCACATCAGACTGGAGACCAATTGCTTCGGCCCAGGTGAGCTGGTTGATGATGGCAAGTGCTTGGATTCCCACACCAGCTTGAACTCCGAGACCAGTGGGAGCATTGCCAGTTCCCGGCCCCGTCATTGCTGCTTTGTCTAGTGCCAGGGCAACTGCCATACTGATCTGACGGGCGACCATACTTTCAACGTCCATACTTGATTGGAGTCTCAATTGCCGTGACATATCTACCCTGAGACCATAAGTTTTCAGCGAAAGCTGGACTTGATCATACGATGGCGTGGTGTCTCCAGCATCACCAGACTCGGCAAGCCAGCCCCCAGAGATTGCTGCATCCCTGCGGGGTAGATTTAGTATCCCATCCAAATCCCGCAATACTGTTGCACCTGCTCGGACAGACACCATTGTATTGTCCAGAAATTCAATGAATGAGGCAGAATCCAAAATGGTTGGAACAAGATTGGCTCCATCTCCAGAACCTGCTTGCAATTCCCTAGTCCCATAATGGGGCCGAGTTTTGATCCGCTTATCGTTCAAGACCTCGTTTGGAATAATGAACCCCCGTGCTGCCCGGTTCTGGTTTTTCTCAGCTGCAAGACAGGATTCAATTTCAAACTCTGCTGCCCTCCTATTTTGCTCACTGCCCGGTTTTGCCATGTGGTTAATAAGCCGCATCCAAGAAAACCGCCGAGTCTCCTTTGGAGTCAATCCGATGTCCCTGTGTTCCTTGGGTCTCTGCTGGTACTTGTCCAGAATCCCAAGAGCAAAATCACCCGCGGATTTTCCGGATTGGACATATTCCTCGGCAAGTTCCTCTCCACCAACTGTTTTATGTTCCTCTCCATATTTGCGGATGTCCCGCGCTCTTGCGATTTCTTCAGTTCGTGCTTTTGCAACCACTTGGGTTGTGTCAACACGTTCCTCGGTAATTTCAATTTGTGCTTGTTCCATTTTCTGTTCTCTAGAATCAAATTTAATGATCTCAGTCTGGAACGTCTGCTCAGAATCCCGCCCAATCCCCACCGACTGATCGGCCCCAGAAGCCACAATTGATAACTCATAGGGTTCGAAATCAGTCACCCGGTAAACAGGAGGGTTTTCCTGAGTTTGTTCCATTTTATGAATTGCATATCCGACCGAAACTTGAGTTCGGATTCCATCTTGGACATCCAAAAATATTTCTTCTGCACGATCCGATTTGCCAAACCGAATCTGCGCCCGTCCAAATCTATCAGGATCAATCCTCGCGGATTCCACGACTCCAACCTGGTCGTCTAGGTTGTGGTTGACCAACAACGGTCCGGAATTGTTCAGGCGGCCAAGCCTTACCGATTCGGCCCGATGGTCAAGAATTTCTGTTCCAAAATGCCTTTCTACTGGCGTTTCGGAACTGAATGCAAGTGACAGGGTCCGCTCCTCTGTTTGCAGCTCCTCCCGATCAAGAGAGATTGTCCGCAGAAACAACCTTGTCGTTTCAATTTCTGTCTTCGTTTTCATCTGCATTGCTTTCCTCAACAACTTCGTCTGTTAGTGGTGGCCCCAATTTGAGGCCCATTTTTTCAATTAAGGATTTTTCCGCTGCAAGCTGTGCCAATATATCCGTGTATTCTTTTCCTTGTTCTCCTGCAATTTCGGAAAGACTGGTGACGCCAATTTCCATTGCAAGTTTCTTTGCTCGCATCTCCTTCTCAGGATCAACGTAACCCCAGCCCCTCGGATGCCATTTGACTGCTTTGAACTTTGCGAGCTTGGAAATTGGCAGAGGCAGGGCACCAGTTGTGATCGACATCACCAGCCATTGCTGATAGACCGCATTGCAGAATCTGCTGGTAATCATCTGCTGAAGGCTCTGCCACTGTGCTTGTTCGTCTTTTGCTCCTGCTCTAATGCTTGAATAGTTCACCGACTCCAGATCACCTGAGAGGCTGTTGTAGCTTACCAGTGCCCCACTTGAAACAGACCGCAGAATGCTTTTGACAAAATCTGGATAAGCAGTTGTGGGGTGTGCAGGATCAAAGCTCTGAAACTCCATCCCAGTCGGCAACTGCTGGAACTGTCCCGGCTGAAACTCTGTGATCAGGTTGCCCTCGTCATCTTCATTGGTTCCGGAATATCCAGCAGAATCTGGGCTGGTAAAGAATCCCATTGCGCTGCTGCCAATTCTTGATGCAACCAGCTCCGATTCCTGATACTGATTCAGCATCTGGAGTGGACGCAATGCCGTGTTCAACCAAGGAATCCCCCGCGATTGCCCTGGGCGTTCCTGGATGTAGAGATGGATCATTTCATCTGCTGGCACCCGTTCTGCTTCTGCACTGTTTGCAGTTCCAAAGAATTGAGAGGGTGGCCGACTCTGCTGATAGTATGCCAAGGGCTTGCCGTGCTGGTCTTGCTCGATCCCCATCACCACCGAGCTGTCCCGGTTTGACACATTATAATCTACACTGATCGCATCACCTTCCAGAATCCACAGAGACAGTCCGAAGGGATTGCCCTGCTCTCCTTTGACTAGCCGAATAAAAACCTCACCATCCCTTGCCAGAGTCTCCATAACTTGATGCTGGACTCCAACCCAATCCTGCCGGGCATCAACTGTGACGTTTTCTGGATTGATCCCCCACTCGAACCATTGACGCTCCAGCAAATTATTGTCTGCCGAATCAAGTGATCCATCTTCGCGTCTGGTCTTTGCTTGGAACTTAATTCCATGTGGGCCGATGACATTGCTTTTGTTCATTGCCAAGAACTTCCGGGCATACTCGGAATTTTGGCAAAGACTGCGCACCCGTGCCCGGATTGTTTTGAGTGCAGAACGCAATTCATCATCTGCGCTGCTGTAGCTACCACCCCATCCGGAAAGGATGTTGTCAAACTTTGCAGAATCAAAGGCTCTCCGATTCAAATTGACTGGAGGAAGCTGCTGGCGTTTGGACACTTTCTTTTTTTTGAACCAGTTAAACATTAACCACCCCCCTGTAATCGGCTCAAAATTATTCCAGCATTGCCTCTGCCTTTTCGCCCTCGGCTCAATCGTTTCTGTTTGATCCACTCTGCTCGGTATCTGTCCCGGAAAAGTAATAGG